AGTATGCGTAATCAGGGCTTGCGCGGCGACGTCATTGTAACCGGAGACGACTTGTTGATCGTCGTCGCCGGCGACTTTGATGAACATGCGCTGGCCGCTGCTGAGCGTGGTCACGGCATTGTGCCAGAGTACCGCAAATTTTCAAATCCTATGGACGTTTCTTTTGTGTCTGGGGTGTGGTTTCCTGTCCGCGATGAGTGGACTTTTGTGCCTAAGCCTGGCAGGTTGATTGCCAGGTTGTTTTGGACATGTAAGCCCCCAGCACCTAAGTATCTTGAACAGTATCGGAATGGAGTGGTGTGTGGGCTGCGACCCACCTGCGGCAACCTGCCCGTTGTGCGGTCTTTCTTGGACGCGCATTTTGTGGAGGGGAGCCGCGGTAAGTGGGTGTTAGGTAAGTATTTGGAAACGTGGGGGTCTGCTGTGGACACCACTTATGATGATTTGTTACCGGGCTTTTGTGCCCGTTACGACCTTTGCCCCGCCCAGGTCAAGGAAGCTGAAATCTTCCTTGGCTCTTGCGCTGGCAAGGTGGGTATGGTGTCAAACTCAATTTTGGACCGATTGATGGAGGTGGATCTAGCCGATTTGGCTGACCGCCCCCTCTCGGTCCGGCTTTAGGCTAGTTAGTGAGTCACGCCACTAGAGCGCCAGTGATGCTAGTGCCGTGGGCAAGATCAATTCTGTTTAACGTCACAAATTAACCGCATGGCATCCGAGGGAGCTTCAGCTTATTCTGCTCAGCTCGAATCCAAACTTAAAGCTATGACCCTTTCGCCATCTGCGGCGCATTGGGTGGCTAAAGCGCTTCATCCTGTTGTCGGCGCTCCGGCATTGATTCCTGATGCTATTCAGGTTACATCTTTGCTGCCTGAGTACCGCAACACTGCTGTCATCGGAGCCCCCGCCGGTCTCGGTGCGGGGCTCAACTGGGATTGTTGTTTCATTTTCCCTCCCAGTGATACCCAAGCTGCATTTTACACATCTGGCGCGTCGGGCATCGACTTCGCAACGACCATTGGCCTGGCAGCAGGACATGTGGTTAATGCTCCGGTCGGTGTCTCTGGTGCGAACAACATCTCCACCATACCCGTTGTGCTTGCGACGGGTGTTGTCGGTCCCAATTTCCCAGTTCGTGCTGCATACTCTTTCGAACACCCCGTTTGCTGGCGCACTTCTTCGCGTAGTGCGACAGTTTACGCAACGGGTGCTGACTTGTATAACCAAGGTACGGTCTATGGCGGGCAGTATGCCCGCAAGGTCTCTGCGATTCCGGGCTTGGGCTTTACTGCCGTGGCCCCTGGAGCGCCGACGGCCATCATGGGCCTTGACGTTGTGAATGTACCCCTTCGCGAGACGGACCTGGCTGTTCAGACTCCTAATCTGTACACCACCTCCGCTCGCGAGGGCGTTTACACCGTCCATCGGCTTACCGGTCCTTCGCAAGAGTTTGTGACACGACGGGGTTTCGGGACGGCGCGGGATTCAACTCTCACGTCGCTCCTGATTGATGCTACTGACAGCACCTCTCGCTGTTCCTTGACTGCTCAAGGCATTCGTTTTGCCCAGGATGACCCCGAGTTCATCTCACCGATCTTGCCACCGGTGGATGAGACCTGGTTGTCTTCTGGGTGGGACGATCATTGCACATGGGGAGTAGTGATTTTCCGCGGCTTGCACCCGCAGATGTCACTTACTCTCAAGACCGTAGTGGTTCTTGAATTGGTTCCTGAAGTTGCCGCCCCCTCGCGACAATTTGTGGTACCGCCAGCTAAGTACGAACCGACAGCCATGGCTGCTTACTACGCGCTCGCTTCCGAGGTGCCCACCACCATGGCAGCGAAGTACAATTTCTTGAGTGCCCTCCTGCCAGTTTTGGCGGGGGTCGCATCCAAGGTGCTACCCTTCCTCGCACCTGCCGCCCATGCCCTTGTCAATGGGCTGGGGGGGGCGCTAGGCGGCGCGCTCGATCGAGCCAGCCAGCCTGAGCCCCAGCGTGAGGTACGCACAGTAGTGCGCAATCCTCCGCCTACCCCACGACGCGTGCGCACCAGGAGTGTTAGCACCAGTCGTTCGGGGCGGCAGGTGAAGATCAAGGTGTCGCGGCGTAAGCGCCGTTAAGGTTGCTTTGGCGGCTTTAAGTTTGTGGGGCGGCTTCGCTCCCTCTTTGCTGAGCGCTGGGACTTCATACCGGTGAAATGTTTTGCGTGAAGACGCGTGTATTGTGGGCGGCTTTGCCGCGCCCTCTAACGGCATTTTGTTAGCTGTAGTAACGCGAAACTATTCACCGTCGTCGTTGATCCCCGCGCCCAGCTGCACACTGGCCCTTCTAGACATACCCCGACTAATGGTCGGGTGGCCATTCCGCTGCTGCCGCAGTGTGTATCCACTCCACCATTAGTTGCGTATCCTTTGATCCATGCCACGGAAGAGTGAGCCCCCAGTTGAGTTATTCGTAGGTGCAACCGCTTGACGGCTCTGCTATCCTACTAAATATAAACCTGGGAGCTTGAGGCTCGTCGTGGCTCGACAATTCCCTCGCGCCCGCGCGTTCCACGTGCGGGTAGCGTCGACATGCACGGCAGTGCGTGCGCCATTGTGGCGTGCTGGGAAACTCGCATAAGAGCCCTCGCACCTTTAAGTGCGTAGTAACCCGCTAACGCGGACGCCTTGGGGTTCTTGATTGAACTGACAAGGTGGCCTAAGAAGCCACGCCACTCCTATCGGCG